CACCATAATGAGTATCCGTAATGATAGCAACTTTCATCAGTAACGAAGTTTGGAGTGTACGCCGTCTTTGATGCTATTATAGTCGGAATAGTTCCCGCCGTCAATAGTGTTGTCATCCGTAAACACTTCGCTGAACCCAGACTTTTCAAGAATTTTATTTTTGATTTCCAATTGACGCTTCTCTCTCTGAATACGACGGAGAAATGCGTAGTGAATGATTTGTGTGAAGTATGCAAAAGGATTCTGAGACTTCTCTGGATTGAAATTGTGAATGTACTGAACGCAATTCTCAATACCATCAGAAATCATATCCTCCTTAAACATATAGTTTACAAAGTTGGGTTTGAAGGAGAGGTGATTGGCAATCTTCAGAAAGCATTCTCCAACATAACGTGGAATAACTGGTTTGGGCTTATCTTGAAGACGAGCAATATCAACATCCTCACGATACTTAATTAGAGCAGCAAGAAACTCTTTGTTATTGACGTAATGCTCTGACCTCTTTCTCTTGGCCATGACTGCTGTGGATATCATAAGTTTTTATCATTATTATGTAGATATTATAACACCTAAGTAAATAGTTGACAAGGTAGTTGAAACTGTGTATAATAACCCTGTGGCGGTTGAAAGTTAATCTAGCTACTCTTAAAGATCTTCTCTAATATCTCTTTAGCATCATTAACACTAGAGAGATATCCCATTCTTCTATTGAGTTTTGGTTGATTATTTTTTTCTTTACCCGATTGCCTTACATAAGATTGATATAACATAATCATTTCAATATCAGAAGATTCAGACATTGTTAAGATATCGTCCATATAAACAATAAACATATCATCAGTGGTTGTTTTTAACCATGGTTCCATTTTATATCCAACTACTCCAATTCTACTTTTAACTTCTGAAATAATAATTGGATGAGTAACTATTAATAAAGTTTTTTCATTTTCTTCCGATGAAGCAACTTTAGCAAATATTTCTTCACCTGATTTTAATTTAAGTGTGGCGTAAAAATCGTCTTCTATCATTTCTTTAGTTGTATAGTGATTATCTCGTAATTGAAATTCTCTTCATTATAGATTTTAATTCTTTCAATGAGATGATTTAGTGTATAATTTTTTCTTGAGTTACAAGTGCAGTCATCTGAAATATCGTATAAGACTGCTTTAGTTTTGTTTTTTCCTTTTCTTAAAACTCTTCCAATTGATTGGAGGTTCCTGACTCTGGATTTTGAAGGAGAAGCAAAGATAACATTATGCAGATTTCTAATATTGATTCCAGTACTGAAAGTTCCGTAAGAAGCAACTATAATTGCACTATTCTCTCTTTCAGTAATCTCTCTAACCAACTCTCTTTCTTCAGTATCTACACCACCATGAATGAAGAAGACTTTTCTGTCCCCTTGCTTGTTAGTATTTATTTGATCAAAAAGTATTGCTCCGTGAGCCTCTACACGACTGAAAAGTAAAAGACTATTGCCTTTTAAGTCAAGAGTAAGATTGGTAATAAATTTATTTCTTTGTTCGTGAGAGATTAAATATTGAATCTCATCCTCATAGGTTTCGAACTTTTGTGGGGGGTGCTTGAGAACAAGACACTGAATATCTAACTGAGAAAGATGTCCTTGTTGCATCAATTCATCAGTTCTGGTTACTTTATATGATGGACCAAACAATCCTTCCAGAACCCATTTATGAGTTTGAGTTCCGTCAAGTGTTCCTGTAAATCCAAAACGATATTTTGCATGATGAAGTTTAGTCATGATTTCAATCAATGACTTGCTCTTGAATAAATGAGCTTCATCACCTATAATAACACCATAGTCTTCAAAAAATGAACGATCCAGTTTATATACAGATTGCCAAGTAGTAATCGTAACTGGAAATTCATTAGTCTTTTCTTTACCCGAATAAATACGGTGACAATATGTCTCAGCATTCCAACCATAATCCTGGAAATCTTTGTACATTTGCTCTACAAGAGATGTCGTCGGAACAACTAAGAGTATTTTTTCGTGTTTATTTACATAGTATCTCACTAATGAATAGATCATCAGAGATTTGCCTGATGCAGTGGGACTTATCAATAATTTTCGATTATGTTTTAGAGCATCGCATACTCCCTCTACTTGATAGTCCCTTGGAGAATGAGAGCAAATAGAATGCATGTAATCTTTGACACCCTCATATGAAATCATTTCGTTGACTTCAAATGGTTGTCCGTAGAATTTATTATCTTCAAACTTATAACTATATCCGTACTGTTCGCAGAAATTGACAATCTTATCTAAGAGGCCCACATAAATCTGCTTGGATCTCATGTCATATAGATGTATTTCTCCATTCCAATTTCTACCTCTATACTGAGGCATAAATTTTGCACCAGGAACCTCAAATTTGAAATGATCTCTCAGTTCATATTCAATATGAGGTTCTGTTTTTATTTTTAAAAATACTTCGTTTGATTTGCTTATAACTAGATTTGTTGTATTAGTCACTTAGATGCATTCATCTAAGTATATTTATTTACCCCAATCCAGCATTAAATCTCATAAACTCAATTGCATTCTTAATCTGATAGGTTCTGTTTTGTATGACTTTAAGAATGCTTTCTAGATATGCAAGCATTGTATCATAATAATCAATCTTTAAACATACTGTAGAAAGTTTTTCATCTGCATCAAGATACTTTTGCATTGTATCTTTATCTCTAATTTTCTTTGGAAAGGGATTTTCTACATAAGTTTCTGGATCCGACTTTCCAGAGTAATACTCATATCGGTCGTGACGAATATTTCTTTTCTGCTGTTCTGCTTTTTTTCTTAAAAGAAAAATTGTATTATAAAGGTCAAAATATTTTGCATGAAGAATGGGGATATTTAAAGATTCTGTGTGTAGATTGTCTTGATCTATTTTTGCATCCTTTTCCCACATTTCTTGAATTTTATCAAGATCAATAGTCATAAATTATTTCCAGATAAATCTGTTATATTGAATATAGTATACTTGAAAGATACGTCTGCTGTAAAGTACTGAACGTCAGTTACAGTGGCATCAAAAGGTAAAGTTGATAATGAATAGGGCCATAAGTCTTTAAAAAATACTTGGAAGTTTGCAATATAATTGCTATTTAAAACTTGCAAAGTTCCATCGGAATAAATGTTGTCACCAGATTGTAAGTATCTTGGTTGAATTATTCCATTACTTGCAAGTTGATTAAATTCATCCATGCTTTCTGGATATCCTAGTCCACGAATCCATTTATGGATTTCCATATAATTTTCAAGATTCTCATCAACCATGAATTTGAGATTTAAATCACCCAATTCAACTTTATCCCCTGGGGTTGGAATATCTCTTAGGTAATTGGGTTGTAATGCAACACCCAAATTCATGTCAGGAATATTTGCTTGATTGCAAAAGAATGCAACCTTTGGTGCCCTCTTTAAAGTAAATTTAAAACCAGTTGGTGATAAAAAATTCCTATTCTCTATCTGACTATTCGCTGCCATATTTTTTCTAATTATTTAGATAAAAAAAGAGGGTCCCGAAGGACCCTCTGAAGAAATGTGAGAAAGACTCACATGAGGTTCTTAACAGAAACTCTTCTGTAGTAGCGGTTGCTGTCAAGTCTAAGGCGTCCGAGACCCTGATTGGTTCCTTCTGCAAATGGGTTAGCAACGAGACCATAACGGGTCTTGAAGCCAATTTTTGGTTGGAAGGTGTTCTCACCAACGGCACGAACCATTTGGAGAGGAACATAAGGGCAATAGAACAGACCAGCATCATAAGGGGAAGAACCCTTATAACCAACAACATAGTATTGGTTGCCAGGAGTGCCGTTACTTGTGGTAACGTTAGCAGCATAAGGATCGATATAGACCTTAAATTTGCCCATCAAAGTACCAGCAAAAGTATTGCCAGTGTCATCAACAGAAAGATTAGCGTTGAGCGCAGGGGTGTAGTCAAGAACACCAGCCATGGTCAGTGCTGAAGCAACGTCAGCAGAGCACATGATGATGTTTCCCTTTCCTCTACGAGTTCTTTGTGCGATTGCGTTAGCATCACGCTCGATTTGGAACAGGAGACCCTTGAACTTCTCAACAGACCAACGACCGTTGGAGTCAACGTCGAGGTCGAATACGCCAGGAGTTGCAACGTTCTGAACTGCACCTTGCTCAGCAACCTTATAGATGGTACGAATAACTTCGCGGTTGATTTCAGCAAGAATCTCTGTTGAGAGAATGTTTGCCAATTCCGCTTCAGCATTCAGACCGTGGATTGCC